CAAACCCACCTTACCTTCATTTCATACAAGCAATAGAAGATGTGGCTAAAACAATTCAATGGACAGTCACTCTTGCTGCACCACCTTATACAAGAGTCGAAACAGTCTCTTAATACAGAGAATCAGTAATGGTTGATTTATATTTAGACCCAATAACACACGATGTTGTTGTGAAGGACTTTACTTTAAAAGTAACTACAAATGAAGCTGACCTTATTACCCAGAAACTTAAGATAAAACTTCTTTGGTTCAAAGAGGAGTGGTTCTTGGATGAGAATTATGGAATACCCTATTTCCAAGAAGTGTTTGTAAAGGGGGTAAATCTGGATGACATAGATGATGTGTTCAGATCAGCAATAGCTAATGAAGATGGTGTGGTTGAGTTAATCTCCTACTCATCTTCTATAAATGAATCTACAAGAGAACTCACTATAAATTCTAAGATTAAAACAAGAAGTGGTGAGATTGTCAGTATAGTTTTTTCAGTGTGATATTCAACTACAAGAGAATTACATGGCAGGTTTAACAAGTGCAGGGTTAGTCATTAAGACACAACCTGAGATCTTAGAATCAATATACGCTAAGTATAGAACAAGAATAGACCCTAATTGGGACACTAACCCAAACAATTTAATAAATATCCAAGCAGGGATAATGGCAGATGAACTTGCCGATATGTGGGAAGGATTACAAGGTGCATACGATTCTAATTTCCCTAAATCTGCTACTAGCTTAAACCTAGACAATGTGGCAGATATAGTTAATGTTAGAAGAATACCCGCTGCTAAATCTACAGCAGTGATGGAGTTTAAAGGTACAGTTGGTACAGTTATACCACAAGGCACTGCTATTAAAGTGGTAGGTACGGAAAATAAGTTTTACACTACAGCAGCCCACACATTACTGGCTACACAGTTTAGTGATGTAACTATAACAGTTACAGCAGTTGCTAATAGCACAGCTTATCAGCTTACTATCAACAACACCTTAATTAGTATAACTTCAGATGCTTCTGCTACTAACGTAGAAATTGTTGGGGCATTGATGGCAGCTATAAACCTAGCAAACCTCGGCGTAACAGCGACGATGCCTACTACCAGCACTTTGAGAATTGATGTAACAGAAGTTAATAGTGTGTTCCCTCTCGTAGTTGGAGCAAGGTTAGGAATTACAAGTGTTAGTGATTTAATTGTTGCTGAGGCTGAAACTACTGGGGTTATTAAAGCTCCTGCTGGAACTCTAACAGAATTACTTATCCCTGTCAGTGGTATTACATCTGTGACTAATACGCTTGCTGCAATAGAGGGTAGAGTAGAAGAGACGGATACTGAGTTACGAGTTAGACGTTATGAATCTGTTGGTATTATTGGTGCATCCACAGAACGTGCTATTATTTCTAATGTCAAGAACTTAGAAGGTGTGCTGGCTGCTTTTGTAATATCTAATAGAACCTTTACTACAGACGTGGACGGTAGACCAGCTAAAAGTTTTGAAGTGGTAGTAGAAGGTGGGGATGAGGTAGAGATAGCAGAAACCATTTGGGCTTACCATCCAGCAGGTATTGAGAGTTATGGAGATGTAACTCGTACAATCACAGATGAGGATAACTTACCTCAGACAGTTAAATTTAGTAGACCTACCACTATCCATATTAAAATGGAGATTGACTATACTAAATATGATGAAGAATCATTCATTGTGTCTGGTGAGCAAGGTATTAAAGATGCCGCATTCTTGTACGGTTCAAGTTTGAATATTGGTGTTGACGTTATCCCACAAAGATTCTTTGGATCTATCTTTAGCAATGTTCAAGGTTTGTCTTCTCTTGTTATAAGAATATCATCTTCTACTGATGAAGTTACTTGGAGTCCATTCACTACACTACCTATTGAAATTGGCAGAAAAGAGAATAGTAGTTTTGATATTACTCGTATCGTAGTCAACGAGGTGTGATTTATGAATAAATCCCTCATGAATGTATTACCCCGTAAGAGGTGTAACCTATGGTAGATCATGTAAGTAGGGGATTGGAGAAAATCCCCTCACAGTTTTATGACTCACCTGTATATAGAGAACTCCTCAACATCTTTTTAGAAGAGCTACAAGAGGTTGAAGATACTTTAGAAGATGTGTTATCACAGACAAGTGTAGATAATGCTGAAGGGGTACAGTTAGATAATATCGGTGAACACTTAGGCAGACGTAGAGAAGGTCTTACTGACACAGACTACCGTGTAGCCCTCAATATCCAAAAGATATTAAATGCTGGAGAAGGTAGATTCCACACAGCCCTACAAATGTGGCGTACTGTTATGGGAAGTAACACTGTCACAATGACAGAAGAGTTCCCCGCTGGTGTATCTTTATATTCAGATGTTGGTGCTCCCACACTTACGCAATTAGAGATATTTACACAAACTCTACCAATCACAGTTACAGCAGCTATCACGGCATCTTATTCAGTTAATGATGCCTTTTGCTTTGATGGTGGAGTGGGTAGTGGGTTTGGTACTACAGAAGATAGTTCAATTGGTGGTGAGCTTATTAGCCGCTACACAAACATAATTTAATAGGAGAATGGTATGCCCTACAGCAGACCCACGGTATTCCCTGATATAGCTCTTAATGATGTAAACAATGGTTTACTTGGAGCACCAAACGTACAAGAACCGCCTTCAGATTTAAAAAATGATGGTTGGGATTATGGTCAGAAGCCAGAGAGAGAATTCTTTAACTGGTATGGCAGAGTTACAAATAACTGGATTAAATACTTAGATGAAACTGTCACAAGCATCTTAGCTACATTAACCAATCTAGCAGATAAGAGTAAGAATAAAACGGCTGCTGATGCAGATAACTACTTTAGGTCACAGTGGTAATAAGGTGCAGTAAATGGCAGCAGGAAGATTAGGGAGTCATACATCAAGTGGTGCTGTGACTCAAGTATTATACGAAGTACCTTCTGGTAAATCAGCAGAAGTGAATGTAAATGTTTATAATAATAGTGGTGGAGTTGCAAAAGTAACTTTATTTAGAGCGCCTACAGGAACACCATCTGCTACACACACCATACAAGTAGACTCTGTACCATTAGGGGAGAGTTATCAACGTACAGCATTAGTATTGTTTGCAGGGGAAAACCTTTGCTATAAGACAGATGTCGCTGGAGTATCTGTAGTAGTTAGTGGGGTAGATTACACATCTAATGCTAATGTTGTTAAACAACAAGATTTAATTACAACAAACACTGAAACTGTCATTTACACTAATGGCGGTGCCAAGGATACCTCTTGTAATGTTACCGTATCTTTAGGGGATGGTGCAGCAGTAAGTGATACCGTCACATGTACGTTGTATGTATCTACTACTAATGCGGCGGGAGGCTTCCCTATTTGTAAGAATATATTGATAGGTAGTGGTGTTACAGGTATTGAGTATTCTGGGTTGTATGTGTCATCTACAGATAAAATCATTTTAGTAACTACTGGCATTGTTGGTCAAGTAGCTACGACAGTTTCGGGGTATTTAAGATAATGGGACTTAATAAATTTAATCAGTGGGGGAGTGGTAGTAGTGGAAACACTTTACTATACCGTCCAAAAATATCACCTGTGACAAACCTACTCTACGGGGGAGGGGATAAAATAAGGTCAATTCCTGTTATCAGGGCGGGGGTGAACAACAAGGTATTTCTAGCGAATGTGAGCACTGTTGAGATAAAACTACTATCATACACCTCATTAGGTGTTGAATCTACAGTAGCAACAATAACATTTACGACATACCTTGCGGGTAGTCAAGCAGTGGCTACACATCTAAATTCTGCTGACACTTGTTTGTATATACTACTGCTCGCCTCCTCTAGTTATCAACTTATTAAAATCAACGATACCAGTGGGGCTGTTACAGCAATAGGTAGTTCTTTTACCCCAACTACTGCTGCGAACTGGCCTACAGGAATGAGTACTGGATTTGCTGGAATGCAAGTGGATGTAGTAAGTGGACATATTCAAGTGAGATATAATGGGTATACGCATCTTATCAATAAAACTACAGGGGCGATTGTCTCACAAGACACAGCGATAATATTAGGTTCGTACTTAGCAAGAGGAGTCTTCTATGTTACCCAAGATGGGACAATCGGACTAAGTAATTCCCAACCTCAATACGGTATAGGGGCAGAGAGTCGCGCAATTCCTTGTGTAATTAGTAGTAGCTATGGATTATCAGGGATTAGGGGTATACCAGCTTCACAAGATGGGTTGATTTTAGCTGCCAGTGAAACGCAATATCCAATATCTCAGACACTACACCTAGTGGACTCAGATAAACTTTGCCACTCTATCTTATACACAAGTACAGGAACAAACACCTTTACCCCCACCATGTATTTACGATCTGAGTTTGATAAATACTTGAAATCTTGTGTCGACCTAACTTCTGGTGTTTTATAATGAAGATAGTACAAATAACTAATTTCAAAGTATCGGGGGTATGGGAGCCATATTCATTACCTCCTGAGTTTGAAGGCTTGATTGGAACATTGTATCAAGACATTACAGACCACCCACTAAAAGATCAGATAACTATAGGTTGGAGATATGAAGGTGGAGACTTTTTACCACCTATTGAAGTTATACAAGGCTTTGGTAGAATAATTACCACTTTAGCTTACCGTAAGAGATTCACTCAATCAGAAAGAGTTGCTATTCAATTAGCCTCCTATGGTAATGCCCCTATAAATGCTTCTTTAGCTGTTAATTTAGCTGATCTACAAGCAGCTAGGTATGTTCACCTAGATAGGCAGGATTCTTACGATAGCACACATGCACTTGAACTAGCAGGATTGATAGGTGTGGGAAGGGCAGATGTAATTCTCTCTGATCCTGTCTATTCTAACGAACTCCTTACTGAAACTAGACTGCATTATGGATTATCACCAATTCCCTCAGAAGCAGAAATGTTAGTTAATGGTGGAAGAGGTTATGCCTCATTGAATGATTACCTAGCTAATGAAACCTTATAAGAGATTAAAGATGACAAACAAATCAACAGAAAAAGAAGTAGTTACCCCTACTCCTGTAAAAGAAGTGGCTACTCCTATAGCTAAACCTCTCCCTGAATTCGATCAGTACATTAACGTAATTCTTACTAAAGAATCTTATGAAGTAGTTAAAGCTGCTGTAGCTAAGAATCCAGAGAAGTTAGAGAAGATTATGAAGTATGTTAATCAGTTCCCTCAAGAACAATTAAAAGAAGTGTTTTCTCGTTCAGTGTTTTAAGGAATAATATGCAAACCGCACCAATTATCTTCGCTAGTAATAATAAACCATTCTCCCTACTAATCAAATTAGGTACGCTTAGTCATTGGTGTCATTGTGCAATCTTAGATGGTGAATACGTTATTGATACAACACTCTTAACAGGTTGTAGACGTATTCCTGTTTATGAGTGGATTAAACACTACCCTAAGTATGAAGTAGTTCAGATGCCTATTGTAGACAAGGAAGCAGCTATTGAGATGGCTAGAAGTTGGGTTGGTACTAAGTATGATTGGTTAGGCATCTTCTCTTTCATCTTTCGTAAAAAGAAAGAAGATAAGAATAAATTCTTCTGTAG